GTCATATGCCTTGATATCGATATTCTAGAAGATGATGTGAACCCCAAAAAAGTAGAGGTTCGAAGAGAGCTTACGAAAATGCTCCCACCAGTTTTTTGTGGACGCATTGGCAATAGGAAAAAACCACCCGCTAGATTCTATCGCTACAACGGAGAGCAAGCCCAAAAGTTCAAACACATCGATGTTGAAATCCTATCAACTGGGAATCAGGCTGTCCTGCCACCAAGCAAACACCCAAGTGGCGTCTACTACGAGTGGGTCGGAAATAAACTCACTGAAATTGACATTGATGATCTACCCCTACTTGATCCAAAAATCCTAGAGTGGCTTGATGAAATAAACCACAGACTAAGGCCTGACCCCGTGGCGGGTGAGAAAGAAACCTCCATGGAGCTCTATAGCCTGCCAGGCAGGTGCAAGAAAGGATCACACAACTATTTAAGTCGCCTTGGATCAAGGCTTAGGTACATGGATGAGCCCTTTGAGTCCGTTGTTGAAAAACTCCTAGATGCTGACAAAAAAATCAATACAGGCGAGAGCTTCCTTTATTTCCAATGGCCCGTGAAATTTAAAAAATCAAAAGATGCCAAAGAAAACGCCACCGAGTTTGCAAAGGAAATATTCGAGAGCATTAAGCCAGATCCAAAATACAAGCTCTTCCCACAGCTAAAGACTGGGTTTTACATCGATGACCCTGAAGGGAAGAAAAAACCCGTGCCCGATTATCATGGCTTTGCCGAGTACGCTCAAAAGGTCATGCACCTTAAGTCAAAAGAAAACATGAACTACATTTCAAACGGGGATTTCTACGAGCCCATTGATAAACTTGGCATTGAAAAATACATCTACGATCTGGCGGGAAAAAGACTGACCCCACATCACTCCGGAAACTTCGTTAAAATGGCCAGGACACGTTGCTATTACCACGGCGAGTTCATTAACCCTAGAAATAAACTCAATCTTAAAAACGGTATTCTCCTAAAAGACATGATGAAGCTTGTCCCACACGACCAAGACGAGTTCTTCACCTATAAAATTGAACACGATTACTGCGAAAAAACAGATACCCCTGTCTTTGATAAGTTCCTCGACCTTATATCCTCTCAACAAGAAGACAAAAAACAACTCCTCATGGAGTTTATCGGCTATGTTCTAAGCGGCTGTGATTACTCGAACTTCAATAAAATACTGATTCTTGATGGCGCAGGTGCTAACGGAAAAACCACCTTTATTAATATTGTTCAAAACCTTGTGGGTATGAAAAATATATCGTCCGTGGCTTTAGAGTCCCTTAAAGACAACAGGTTCTCAGCTAGTGGCCTTGTGGGAAAGCTTGTGAACTTCTGTGCTGAAGAGCCAAAGTCTGCCTTTAGTGCCAGCGGGCCCTTAAAAAAGCTCACTGGGAATGATCCTTATGAAGCTGAGTTTAAACACATGGGAGCCTTTTCTTTTGTAAACTACGCTAAATTCATAATCTCTTATAATGAAATGCCTTTTCTGCCAGATACCACAAGTGGGATGCAGCGTCGCCTTATTATTGTGCCATGCGTTACGGACCTTGAGAAAAACCCAGAGCTTAAAATTAAAAACATATTCAAAAAAATTGCGCCCGAGTACGGCTCAATCATTCACAAGTGCTTAATCGCCTTTAAAATGGTCGAGGAGCGTGGAAGCTTCACTGAAATCCAAGACGGCAAGGACAGGTATCAAGAGCTTGTCAGACAATCTGATCCAATTGCTGACTTTGTAGCTACACATATCAGATCTTACGAGACGCTGTCTGAAGATGATAAAAATGAATTTTTTAAGAAGAATATAGGTGGTGATCCCTTCCTGTCGACCGAGAGTTTGTGGGGACATTTTAATAAATTTGCTGGCGAGAAGCACCGCTTCAAACGACGAAGTTTTGAAATTCGAGTTGTTCCTTTTATGAAATCCATCCCTGGTGTATGCAAGAATGATTCCAACCGTCCTCGTGGATGGAGTGGAGCGTTATTCGTGGATTTTTCGTGACGGGATGAATAATGTGTAAGCTCACTTATTTAAAAACCGAGCTAAGATTGGGTTTTATAATTAGATTGGTAGATTGGAAGTTGTTGAAATCACTAGTAGGATTTGTTTATTTTACCAATCTACCAACCTTTTCTTTATTATTATAAATAAATAAATATATATAATATATATAAATAAAAATTAAAAATTTTTTTCACGAACTAAGTTATTTGAGATTGGTAATCGGTTGATCGGTAAAAGGCTATTTTGGAGGCAGTTTTATGAAGTACAAAAGGCATGAGATAAAATCAGGAAAAGTGGAACTTCCAAAAGATCCTTTCACCGGTAAAGCGATGTGTTGGATTGTCGACATGAGCATAAATGAGCCCTTTGAAGGTCCTGACTTCTCGAGATTCAAATCCCATTTAATTGATGAGCATTATCATGATCGCAGAAAAGTCCTGCACACTTATAAAAACGCTGGAGGTGGGATCAGGCACAGGCTCTATGATTATGAAACCAGTGTTCAAATATTTAGTGACCTACCCATGACAGTAGATGAGTCCGAGTGGACAATGCCCTTTGGTAAACATCAAGGACTCCCCTTGTCAGAAATCCCAGAAGACTATAGACGCTGGGCAGCAGAGAACATAAAAAACGCCCAGATAAAAGAGATAATGAAAAACAGTCTTCTCACCGAATAGCATCATGCAATCGCACGCACTCTCAGGCCCACAGTTCTTTTTCTCGTTGAAGGCTGTAGGCCTTTTTTAGTTTGAAAAATGTTCAACTTAATGTGACACTGTTTTGGCATCTTCAGAAAAAGGCAGCCATGGAATTCAAGTGCGCTTACGACAAGCTCGTGGACATTGATCATATTATTGAAAACCCCAGAAACGCTAATCAACATCCCGATAAGCAAATCGCGATGCTCTCTAAGATCATCAAGCATCAGGGTCAACGTTCGCCCTTGGTGGTATCTAACCGATCAGGCTACCTAGTCAAAGGCCATGGCCGACTGATGGCGCTCAAGGCCCTTGGGTGGACTCAAGCGGCAGTTGACTTTCAAGACTACGAAAACGAAGCCCAAGAATTTCAAGACATGATCGCTGATAACAAGATCGCAGAGCTCGCGAGTCATGATGATAACATGATGATTCAGAGCATCAAGGATCTTGATCTTGGTGAGATGGATTTTGAACTATTGGGGCTTGATGATTTTAGCATTGAAGAAAAAGAGCTTCAAAATTCAAGCAGCGAGCTTGATGTTGGTTCATTTGATAACTTTCAGCATCAGTGCCCTAAATGCGGTTTTGAATGGGACGACAGTGGTAAAGACAATTCATAAAACAGGGCCATGGAATCTTACAGATTTAAAAGAAATTGAACCTAATGGTTACAAAGTGTTTTCTTGTTTTCACTGTGGTGGTGGTTCGACAATGGGCTATAAGCTTTCAGGATTTGAAGTCCTTGGCGGCGTTGAAATAGATCCGGAAATGATGAAAATTTATAAAACAAATCATAATCCAAAACATAGTTTTTTAATGGGCGTTCAAGAGTTTAATAAAATCCCGCGGGAAAAATTACCTGAAGAGTTATTTAATTTAGATATTCTTGATGGCTCTCCCCCTTGTTCAAGTTTTTCAATGGCAGGATCTAGAGAAAAAGCATGGGGAAAAAATAAAAAGTTCCGTGAAGGCCAGGCCGTCCAAGTTCTTGATGATTTGTTTTTTCATTTTATTGAGACAGCCAGAACATTACAGCCTAAAATTGTCGTGGCTGAAAATGTTAAAGGTCTTGTGGTGGGAAAAGCCAAAGGCTATGTGAAAGAAATAGCTCAGATGTTTAATCATGCTGGCTATGACTTGCAGTTATTTCTTTTAAACGCTGCTTTTATGGGAGTTCCTCAAAAAAGAGAGAGGACTTTTTTTATAGCTAAGAAAAAAAGTTTAAAACTGCCTAAGCTTGTTTTAGGGTTTGATGAAAGACCAATATCATTTTCTCAAGTTTGCGAAGATGATTCGACTATTAGGCCTAGAGTTTGCAAATCATTAATTGGTGCCGGAGCTTGGTGTTTAAGAAATAAAACAAAAGAAATTTTTGAATTTAATATTGCAAAACACAATAAGAAAACGGGATGGAGTCAAAAAATGGTATTTATGAATGAGCCTGTTGATACACAAACGACTAGATCCAGATATATTTATTCAGGTTCAGACTTCTTTATTTCTGATAAAGAGATCGCAAGATGCCAATCATTCCCAGAAGATTTTAATTACTTAAAATCAGGCTCACAATATCTATGTGGTATGTCCGTCCCCCCATACATGATGAATAGAATTTCGAAACAAATAGAGCTTCAGTGGCTCAATCAAATAAAATAGGGGTGCACCGTGGCAAAGAAGACTGGTCCAGACCCGATTGAGTTGAACTACGACAAGTTCAATGCCCTTTGTCAATTTAAGTCTACTACCAAAGAATTCGCCGCGGAATATCTTAATATTTCAACAAACACGATTGACCGCAGGCTCAAAGAAGACCACGGCATGACCTTCAGCCAGTACCATGAATCGAAGATGAAGCGAGTCGCCACAAAGCTTGAAGAGAAAGCTGTGCAGATGGCAATGAATGGCGACAGGACTATGCTGATTTTTTGTCTTAAAAACTATGCCAAGTGGCAAGACAAAATGGACGTTGATGTGACTCATCATGTGGGTAACTTTGCAGAGTGGGCCAAGGGTGCTGCTGAAGAGTATGAGAAAAGACGCAGGCAAAAAGAAATCAATCGCACTGAAGCTAGAAGAAGAAAACTAAAAGATGTTAACTGAATCTGAGATTGATCTCTACTCGCTTTATAGAGACTATCCCGATGAATGGATCAGGAAGGTCTTAGGTGCCGCCGCTCTTGAAGATTACCAGGTCAATATCTTGCAAGAGATCAATCAATATGATCGCATAGCGATTAAGGCCACGCACTCAGTCGGCAAGACTTGGCTTATGGCCAGGGCTGCTCTTTGGTTCTTTAACATTTTCCCTAATTCAATTGTGATTACAACCGCCCCGACTCACAGACAGGTCAAAGCACTTCTATGGGGTGAAATCAGGGACGCCTTCAAGAGTGCACCGGTGCCGTTAGGCGGCAGGCTCCTTGATACAGAACTTAAACTTAATGATAAGCACTACATGATGGGCTTTAGTCCCAAGGCAACAGCAGGTACTGGACAAAAGGAGCAGCAGGGCTCAAGCTTTCAAGGCTTTCATAGTGATCATGTGCTTGTTCTCTTTGATGAGGCCACTGGTGTTAGTCACGATGTGTGGGTCATGGCAGAGGGTCTTTTAACCTCTGGTAAGATGGTGAAGTTCGTCGCCATTGCAAACCCCACGACTAGAAACTGTGAGTTTTTTAAATGTTTCTCGGATCCTTCTTGGAGAAACATCAAGATCAGCTGCTTTGATTCGCCGAACATGATCGCAAACGGGCTCACCAACAAAGAGTCTTTGCAGGATGAGATTGATCGCCTTTCGGTCTTAAATGATGAAGAGCGTTTAGAGAAAATTCAAGGATATCAAAAGCCTGTGCCTTATCTTCTTACAGCCCAGTTTGTTGTGCCTTATGTGATGAAGCTTGGCAAAGACCACCCGCTTGTAAAGTCTAAGGTCTTTGGCGAGTTCCCAGACAATGATGAAAATGTTTTGGTGCAATACGAGGACGTGGTCCAGGCTGTGGCAAGAGACGTGCCCCTAGACTTAACGGCTCAAAGACTTATTGGGGTCGATGTAGCTCGCATGGGCTCAGACAAGTCAGTGATCACAGAGCTTCGAGGCTTTAAACACGTTGACACTCAGAAGTTTATGAAAAGAGAGCTCACGTATCTGACGGGGGCTGTCATTAATAAAATAAATGAGGATCAAAGATCAGACACGATTGTGTGCATTGATGCCACGGGAATGGGCGCTGGTGTTTATGACAACTTGATTGAGGCGCAGAGGGAAAAGCGCATCGGCAAGAATGTGACAATAGTCGAGGTTAACTTTGGTGCAAGTCCCAACAACTCGGACGCTTCAAAAGAAGAGCAGGACCAGGATCGCTCCAGGTACTTTAACTTAAAGGCTAAGATGTTTGATTTGTTAGCAAGTGATTTGAAGGAAAAAATAGACTTGCAGGATGAGTCAATTTACTTTGAAGAGCTTCCGAGCATTCAATTTCGCATTGACTCGAAAGGTCGCACTGTTATTGAATCTAAAGTTGATTACAAGAAAAGAACTGGAAGGTCGAGTCCAGACGAGAGTGACTCATTAGCTTTGGCGAATTATGGACGTTATGTTATTGTTAAACACGGAACATTCACCAAAAAAGAAAAAAGTCAACCGCTTGTGAAAAGGGCAAAGAAGACTGATCGCAAATCGGGCATCAAAGTAAGAGAATATTAGCATCATTGAAAAGGGATTTTAGCTTTGGGTGAAATAGTAAAGCGGCATGATAAGGCTCTTGGTGCATCGGGCACTGACGTTGTTGGAAAAATCCACAACACTGAAGATCACATTGAGATTTTAACGGGCTTTCAGGCTGCTGCGGTCTACGACAAAATGCGTAGATCTGATACTCAAGTCAGAAAAATCTTAAGTGCCATTGCCAATCCCATCAAGTCTGCAAAGTGGTTTATTGAACCCTATGATGATGAAAAGAAGTCTTTAGAGATTGCTAATCTTATTCAGCACATTTTGTTTCACGACATTAATTGGAGCAAGTTCTTAAACGAAGCTCTAACTGTCATTGCTCATGGGCACGCGATCTTTGAAGTTGTCCACATGAATAGAACGGACAAGGAGTTTGGCCCCTACACTGGCTTAGGCCAGCTTGGCTTTCGTAGGCAAAGTACAATCATTGAGTGGATTCATGATGAGACCACGGGCGAGCTCTTAAGAATTAAGCAAGAGTCTAATACTGACATCAGGGTTAACGTAGAGATTCCTAAAGAGTTTCTTTTATGTCTTTTCAGTGAGCAAGAGGGCGATAACATAGGCTTTCCACTTTTAAGAAACGTCTATGGGCCTTACAAAAGAAAATTGTTAGCAATGGAGCTTCAGTTCATCGGTATTGAGCGTTTTGCTATTCCAACACCTATGCTCATGATTCCAAAAAACATAAAACCAGAAGAGGAAGAATATAAGACAGCCGTTGAAGTTTTAAAGAACTTTACCTCTGCTGAAGATTCTTATCTTATGTACCCTGAGGGATGGAAATTAGAGCTTCACTCAAACACTTTTGATCCTGAGAAGCTAACACACGTTATTAAAGCTGAAGACGAGAACATGGTCTCAGCTATTCTTGCTTCATTTCTTGAGCTTGGAACAGGTGGTAACACCGGGGCTTATGCTCTAAGTGCTGATTTGTCTGATTTTTTCTTTGCTGGACTTTCTTACTATTCAAACATCATTCAAGACACGATCAATAAGGACCTTATCCCTCAGCTTGTGTCATTGAACTTTGGTCCTGATGAAGTGGCTATCCCAAAGATCATGACAAGTGGAATCACTGACAACGCTGGCAAAGAATTGATGGAGGTCATTACGGGCTTCACAGGTGCTGGCGTTATCAGTCGAGACGAGCAACTGGAAGATCACGTTAGACGCCTTTACAGTCTTCCTAAAAAAGCTGAGGGCACGATGCTTGAAAACGAGGGCGAAACGGATGCATCATCAAATAATGGTGGCAATAATAATAATATTGATCCTGATAACGATTCTCAATCTGACCCCACGCAACTAAGTGAGAAGCTAGGCCACAGGCACAAAGGCACAGGCCCTTCGATTCAAAGAGGCCAGTCTCATTATCATGAAATTTTGAATGATGAGGGTGAGGTCATAGGTCGCACTGAAGTTGATAAGGACACGCCCGCGCACACGCATGGTGATCAATCAAAAAAGATCGAGATCAAAGAACTAAAAGAGCCCTCAAACAATACTAAGGTCTTGATTGAAAAGCATGAGGCAGTGATTGTTGATATCATAAGACGCAATCTCACGAACATTGCTGAAAAGTATACAGTTGATCTATTAAAGAATTACAAGACGTTGAGCGATAAGCAGAAAATGAGAGCTATCGACAATGTGAAAATAGGCGGAACTGCTCAATTCAGAAAAGAGCTTCGTGGCGCCTTAACAAGTGCCGCAAGGGATTCTTTAGAGCTAGTTGAGAGTGAAGTGGGAGTTCAAAACGTAAAGTTTAGTGAAGATGAGCCCCAGATTTTAAAAGAGTTTGAGATAGAATCTTTTAAGTTCAATGATTTCTCAAAGCTCCCAAAACGAGTCCAGCTTATTATTGCAACGCAAGCAAATCTAATCTCTGAGAAAGAGGCCAGGGACGTAGCCGACACTGTTGCCTTTCAGTTTGGTTCAAGTGTGCCCTCGACTAATGACATTGCAGTCTTAAGGGAAGATTTAAAAGCTGCTGCTGAAGAGTCTATCAACTCTGGGACAAAGAAAACAGTCGCTGCTGACCTCTCGGCCACAGTTATCGGCAACGCTCGAAACGAGTATCTTTTGGCCGATGATGTTCAAGAGCAGATTGCATCCTACACATTTGTGAACAGTGATCCAAAGACTGATATTTGCAAAACGCTTGCGGGTACGACTTACGATGTGACATCAGCAGACATTGTGAGATATCAGCCACCACTTCACCATAACGCAGTTCTTGAAGATTCTTTGATTATGACTGGCAGCGGAGCGGTAAAAATAAAAGATTTAAAAGTTGGCGACATGGTTTTAACTCATAAAAATAGATTGATGCCAATTACTGAAGTTATGGATAGATTTGAAGATAAAGAGTATTATTTAATTGAGCTAGATAATGGTGTTAAAATAAATATAACTGGGGAACACCCAGTCTTAACAAAATCTAGAGGATGGGTTCAAGTTTTTGATTTAACTCTAAATGATGACATTGTTTGCCTTGAGGATTTCAAGAATGACTGATTTGTCTTTAAGTTTTCTTTTATCTATCCTTAGTGTTTTTACTCCCATTAGAGTCCAAAGCTCTTACACCATAGGTGCAAATTTATGTCAAAGATAAAGAGCATAAATAAATTAAAAATATCTGATAATAATAGACTCTACAATCTAGCGGTTTCAGAGGACGAGAGTTTTGTTGCAAACGAAATGGTAGTTCATAACTGCAAGTCATACATAAGAGCTAATCTTAAAACATCTACTAATAATCCAGCAATAACGGGACTTCCTCCATTAAGTGAGGCCGCACAAAAATCCATAACCTTTAAGGATGTAAAATGAGCCTTATAAAAGAACTCCTGATGGAGAAAAAGATTCTTGAAGCCAATGAAGAGATCGATCAATTTCTAGAGTCTAATGAGATCGAGCCAGGCTCGCTCATGCAAAGAATCGAGTTTGTTAAAACTCTTTATGAGCGAAAAGAGCAGGTGCAAGACTTCTTGAAAGCTCATTATCTAGACGGCATGGAAATCACTGAAGACGATAAAGCTTACTACGCTTCAATGTTTGATGAGATGGGGTTTATTGAGTCCACGATGAAGACAGTCGAGATTCGAGACGGAATTTCAATTGTTGTAGGTATTTTAAGAGAGATGACTCCAGACAATCCGTTCTATTACAATCTTCAAGACGAGAGTGTTAAGCTCTCAGAGAACTTGCCCTCAGTCATAGAGCTTGCGCAAGTTGTTACAGGCTTTCATGCTCGTTATGGTGAAGTGAAGCTCACCAAGGGTGACTTAAAAAGTTTTAAAGATAATTTTGAGAAGAAATCTTATGGCATTGACATTTCAATTGATTTTGATCACGAGACCAGAGAAGCGGCTGGCTGGGTGAAGGAAGTCTTTTTGAGTGAAGATGGCACTAAGCTATATGGAGTAGTGAAATGGACACCTAAAGGCGCGTTAGCACTTAACGACCGAGAGTTTAGGTATTTCTCTCCAGAGTTCAATCTCAATTTCATTCATCCTCATACAGGGATCAATCACGGGCCCACTCTTTTCGGTGGCGGTCTAGTGAACAGGCCTTTTTTGAAGATGGATGCAATAGTTGGTTTAAAAGATAAACATTTAAAAGGAGATCCACAAATGGAAACTATTTCCCTTAGTGATCACAAAGCAAAGGTCAATGAGTTTGAAAAGCAAATCTCTGACTTGCGTTTAAGTGAGAACACTTTGAAGTCTGAGACTCAAAGTTTAAAAGACGATAATACAAAATTAGGTGACGAGCTTAAAACTCTTAAAGCTGAAATTGTTAAAAAAGAAGTTCAAGATAAGCATCAAAAGCTTTTCGATGAAGGCAAGATCAACAAAGCTCAACTTGTAGCTTTGAATGAAGGCAAAGACCTTCTAGACGTGTTGTCTTTAAGTGAAAAAATGAACACTCAAGCTCAAGGTTCAGGCGAAGGCACTCAACAGGTGCAATTGTCAGAAGCTGAGAAGCAAATCTGTAAGAAGATGGGCTTAAGCGAAGAGGATTACATCAAGTACAATAAGGTAGGTGAATAATGGCAGCACTAACAGCAGCAAAAGAAGTTTCAGAAAAAGATGGAGTCGTTCGCGCAATGCCTGTTGCCGTTGATATTATTTATCGCGGAGCACTTTGCACAATTAACGCAGCTGGTTTTCTAGCTCCAGCAGGTCTTGCGGTCAGCGAAGTTTTCGCTGGTGTAGCTGAAGAGACTGTTGATAACTCAGGTGGTTCAGCCGGTGATCTTCGTTGTAAGGTTAAGACTGAAGGTCGTTATCTTCTTGAGGGCGCAGGCTTTGCTCAGGGTGATGTTGGCGTTGTGGTCTATGCCTCTGACGATCAGACCGTTACTAAGACGGCTGGCACGAGCGCACCCGTAGGCCAGATTGATGAATTTGTTTCAGCCACTCAAGTTTGGGTGAAGTTGAGCGTTAACCCAGCTGCAGCGGCTGCGCTTTAATAAGGGAGAATTGAAATGGGAATAGTAAGTAATGCACTTTTACTAGAAAAAGGTCTTAGAACTGAGTTCATGACCGCATTCAACAACGGTGAGAATCCTGCTGATGTTATGCCAATGATCATGGAGACCACTTCCACAAGTGACTCTGAGAAGTATGGCTGGCTTGGTGAGTCCCCTCAAATGCGTGAGTGGTTGGACGAGAGAAAGTTAAGCGGTCTAGCTGACTTCGATTATTCAATCCCTAACAAAGACTACGAGGCGACTTTAAAAGTAAATCGCAACGTGATGGAAGACGATCAACTTGGGGCTGTGAAGCTCAGAGTTAAAGATCTTGCCATTCGTGCGAAGACTTTTCCTCGCAAGCTTTTGTTTGATCAAATTGCAGCAGGCGTGACTAATCTTGGCTATGATGGAGTTGCTTTCTTTTCAGCTTCACATAACGAGAGCGGATCTGCGCAATCAAACATCGTGTCTGGAACACTTTCAACAGCCTATACTGATGCCACTTTTGCTGCTGATTTTATCAGTGCGCGTGCGCGTATGCGTAGTTTTGTTGATGATCAAGGTGAGCCAAGAAACGAAGGCGATATGGATCTTGTGATCGTGGCCCACCCAGGTCTTGAAGGTGTTGTTGACAACATCATCACTGCTGACAAAATCAACAACAACACCAACACATTAAAGGGTGCTGCTAAGAAAGTAATTTCTAGCCGTCTTCCTGCTGATAGCGACTGGTACTTGTTTGATGTTTCTGGAACTTTGAAGCCATTTGTTATGCAAAAGCGTAGCAACTTGACCTTTGAAGCTCTTGAAAAAGGCGAGCGTGCTTTCATGCGTAAAGAATATCTTTACGGTGTTGATCAGCGCATCGGTTTTGGTTTTGGCGTTTGGTGGAAAGCCATAAAGATCAATAACTAATTTGATCTTAGGGCCCTGAGCTAATCAGGGCCCTTTAAATATTGAAAGGAAAATGACAACATGAAATTGAAGGTAAAAATACAAGACAAGCAAAAGCGTTTTGTTAAAAACAATGGGATGCATCTTTTAAACAATTTCATTTTGCGTGATGAAGTAAAAGAAATTGAGCTTAAAAAAGAAGAGATGTTTATTCTCAAATCAGATGAGTTCAAGGGCTGGTTTGAAATTGATGGGCACGTTCAAGAGCCAGAGGTTATTGAAGAGCTAGTTGAAGTTGATGACATTGAAGAGACCGAGAGTTTAAATCTAGTGGACGAGCACTATACAATTGAAGAGCTCAGACAGTATTGCAAGGATCAAAACTTTAAGGGCTATACTGGCATGAGCAAGGGTGAGCTTATTGTTGCAATCAACTCTGGATCTTTAGAAGTAAAGGATGAGGACTAATGCCTTACACGACTCTTGCAAAAGTTAAGTCTATGTTTCGAGGGATCACGATCAGTGCTGACACTGGGAACGAGTCCACAAACACTGCTGTGACTGAAGAGGACGTGGCCGAGTTCATAGCAGAAGCAGATGCTGAGATCGATGCAAGACTTAATCGCTATTATGTGACTCCTATCACGGGCACTGAAGCGTTAAAAGTTGTGGGCACGATTTCAAAGTACAAAGTCGCTCACATGATCAAGACTATTCTAGAGGCTACGAGCTCTAACTCTGATAAAGAGCAGGACGTTCAAACGAATCTTGAGAAGAAAGCCAATAGATTGCTTGAGGACATTACTCCGACTTTTAAGTCTGTTGGTAGCGGTGGCACTTGGATAGAGCCGGTGATTGATCTTGTGGACGCCACGAGAAAGCCCTCAAGTCCAAGGGACGCTTCTGTTTTCGGCACTAACTATGCAGGTGTAAGAACCCCCACAATAACTCGCGGTGGTAATAACTGGTGAGCGATCAGATCATAAGTTTTATTCCAGAAAACGATGCTCAGTTTCAAAAGCTGCTTGATGAAGTATCAGATAAGGTAAGTGATTTTCGAATCCCTTTTGGTCTGATTGCCAATCATTGGTATCGTGGGAATAAGAAGATCTTTGCTTTGAAGGGTCCTGGGCTTTATTCGCCGCTTGGTGGCTTCAACTATCAGGACAAGGTAAGATTTCGAGGGATAGAAGTCACCAAGCGGCAGCGAGCAGAGACTTTGAAAAAAGAAGAGGTCGGTTTTGCTTATCCTCTCTTAAAAAGACAAGGGGCTTTAGAGAAATCATTGTCTTCAAAGAGCGCTCAGGGCGCCGAGTATTTCGTGGGGCGCCAGTCGATGGTGCTTGGAACCAAGATTGACTATGCGAAATATCATCAATCGGATAGGCCCAGGAAAAAGATCCCTCAACGCAAGATGATCTTTATCGATGGTGGTCCCGCCGAAAAAGCTCAAGACGCTTTGATTTCAGGGCGCATTCAAGCGTGGACAAATATTATTAAAGACTATGTTGCGCAAGTTGTTTCGGGGAGTGCTCAATAATGGCTCAGAAAAAGTATGACGTTGAGATGTTTCTTGATAATTTCAAGACTATATTTCTAGCAAATCTCAA